ATGCTAGTAGTTGCTATATTTTGACTAGTGAAAATGTTCCAAAAAAATTCCAATGCATTTGTGGGAAAGAATATAGGCACGATTCCAGTTATTATAAGCATAAGAAGAATTGCAATAAAAAACAGGAGTTAACAATAGACCAACCAAACAATGTTATTATTGAATTACTTAAACAGAATCAAGAATTCAAAGATCTTATTATAGAGCAGAACAAACAGATTCTTGAATTGGCTGGAAAGGTCGGTGGAAATACAACAAATAATAATACAACAAATAACAACACAAGCAACAATACAAATAATTTCAATCTAAATTTTTTCTTGAACGAGCAATGCAAAGACGCCCTCAATATTATGGATTTTATTAATCAGCTTCAGTTAAACACGTCTGATTTGGATATGGTTGGAAGGCTTGGTTACGCAGAAGGAATATCAAAAATATTTATAAGAGGCCTCAAGGAACTAGACATATTTAAACGGCCACTCCATTGCAGCGATTTAAAGAGAGAAGTTGTATATGTAAAAGATAAGGATGCTTGGGAAAAAGATGGAGAAGACAAAAAGACTATGAAAAATGCAATAAAATTCATAGCTGCCAAAAACTTCAATATGATAAACGAGTGGATTGAAGATAACCCAGAATATAATGATTACGATTCTAAAAAGCACAAGGAATATCACAATATCATATTAAAAGCGTCAGGTGGTGCCACACCAGAAGAAGACGAGAAGAATTATAACAAGATAATCAGAAACGTAGCTCAGGAATCCGTTATAGACAAATCTGGGGTATAAATAACGCATATTTTAAAAGGATAATTCTTTAGCGCAAAAATTTCTCCCCACACTTTTAAGATATTTTAAGATATTTTTAATATAAATATAAGATATATCACTATCTATGCCGAAAGTAGACATTGATTATTCTAATACAATAATCTACAAGATAACTTGCAAAGACTCTTCTATAAAAGACGTTTATGTTGGGCATACAACTAATTTTGTTCAGAGGAAGCATGCTCACAAACAAAGCTGCATAAACGAAAAATCTCCAAATCATCAATGCAAATTATATAAAATAATAAGGGAAAATGGAGGATGGTATAATTGGCAAATGGAAATAATACACTTTTTAAATTGCAAAGACCATTATGAAGCTCGGATAAAAGAACAAGAATATTTTGTTTCGTTAAATGCGACATTAAATAGTATTGAACCCATGCCAAAATCAAAGTTCAACCCAATATCAAGTAGTGAAAGTATTGAAAATAAAATAATATACAAGTGCGAAACGTGCAATATAACTTGCCAAAATGAAAATTTATTAGAAGCGCATAATAAAACAAAAAAGCATAACAAAACTTTAAATAAAGATAATTTAACTTCCGAATCCAAAAACAAATATGTTTGCAAGAAATCAAAATGCAATTTTTTTTGCGAAACTTGTCAATACACAACGTGCAATAAAAAGGATTATAATAAACACCTTTCCACATCAAAACACACAAATGCTATAAATGATTGCAATAATACTACAAAAAATTGTGAAAAAGTTTCAAAGGATTATATTTGCAACTGTGGAAAAAAGTACTCGTATTATTCAAGTTTGTGGAAACATCAAAAGAATTGCACTGTAAAGGAGTCTGAATCTGAAAAGGCTACAGAAGAGATTTCTTATAAAAAACTTATATTAGAATTATTAAAAAGTAACAATGAGCTTCAAAAACAAATACTTGAATTGTTCAAAGAGAAGAATGTTATAAATAACGCAAACGCAAAAACAAATACTTGAATTGTGCAAAGAGAAGAATGTTATTAATAATACAAATACAAATACAAACTGCCACAACAACACAAATAACTTCAATTTGCAGTTTTTCTTGAATGAGCAATGCAAAGACGCTCTCAATATAGAGGATTTTATTAACCAACTACAAATAAAAACGTCTGATTTGGATATGGTTGGCAGAGTGGGTTATACCGAAGGAATCTCAAAAATATTCGTAAGAGGCCTCAAAGAGCTTGACGTGTTTAAACGACCGCTTCATTGCAGCGATCTTAAGAGAGAAGTTTTATATGTAAAAGATAAAGACGCATGGGAAAAAGATGGAGAAGACAAAAAGACTATGAAAAACGCCATAAAATTCATTGCAGCGAAAAATTTCAACCAGTTAGCCGATTGGATAGAAGACAACCCAGAATACAACGATTATGATTCCAAAAAGCACAAGGAATATCATAACATCATTATAAAAGCCTCTGGTGGAGCGACGCCTGAAGAGGATGAATCCAATTACAATAAAATAATTAGAAACGTCGCCAGGGAGTCAGTTATAGACAAATCAATTGATAGATAATATTATAACGTGGATTTATTATAATATTATTATTGTTGAGAATCGGTAAACAGTAAATCTGTGTGAAACAGTTCATTGAGAACTTCGTTTGCAAGTGGAATAAAATCATTTTTGCACAAACACAAACTGACACCTTGAGACATAGCCAATGCCATCTGGAGTTTTACAAAATCGTCGCTTATGTATAAGCCATATTTCGCTAGATCATTTGCCATTACATATTCATTAAATTTTTGAATGAACTCATATATTTTGAGTTGACTGGCTTCTTTTGAATTATGAATGGTTTCTTCTATTATTTTACTCGCCGACTCGTACATTCTATCTTTATGCGTCGCTGGAAGAAGGAATTTGAATGATTCGCGAGGTTCAATGACATTATTCAAAATCTTTTCTGCGAGGGTTCTGCTGGGTTCTGAAAATGCTCCGCTCACAACTTCTAAAAACGTTTTTGTAGTTTCTTCATTTATTCTTGTAACTATGCCAAAATCTATTAACCCAAGAACAGAATCTCCTTCTGAGTTTTTGATAAAAATTATATTCCCAGCGTGTAAATCTCCATGCGTTACACTGTTATTAATAATAGAGACAAACCCATATTTCATAACAAGTTTTGCATACTGGTCGTAATCTTTGTCGCTTAGATTCACTATGTGAATTCCCTTTACATACTCCATCATAATTGCGTCAGGAAACTCTGTTGTAAACTCTTGATAAACGCTAGGAATTTTTATATACTTCAGATTCTTGCAGTTTTCCTGCATCTCCAGCGTATTTTTAACCTCTTGTTGAAAATCCAATTGTTCTCTCAAAAGAGCGATGTTCTTTTTAATTACAGTTGAAATATCCAATACATTAAACTGTGGAATTAACGATAGAACATTAATAAAAAACACAAGCTTTTCAATGGCGGCGTCTAATCGCTCGTTAATGTTCTTCCTTTTAACCTTTATAATTACTTCTTCGTTTTCGGCAGTTTTCATCTTATAAACGAGAGAAATCATCCCAGATTTTGATGGCAATACATCATTTTCAGGCGTTAAGTGATATTTTTTAACAATGTCGCGCAACAAATCCTCGTCAATGTCTTCATCTGTGTATGGTGCGGAATCGGTATATTTTAATAGTTCATTGTTCATGGCACCATCAATCAAATTATTATTTAATGAAATGGCTTGAAACATCTTGACGTATAATATATTTTTTTTCGCAAGTGTTTTCGCTACACTTCTTATGAATTCACAGTAATTGTCTTGGTGTAAAAAAATCAAATAGTCGTATAAAACTCCGAATGCGACGTCAAATAAAAAAACGGTGTTTGAAAAAGTTTTTGAAATTGAATGCAATGTATCAGAAACATAATACATTATCACTTTTTACATTTTATCAGATTTTCTCTATAAATTGTTTTATTCTCAAAAATATTTTACTAATAATGTTTGTTGACATCTTTTCTATAAACTCCGGCAATTCAAAGTTTTTATGAAATGTAGTTGAAATTTGAATCTTCATTTTATGGGGAGTAATTAAATCGCATACAACAACAATGTTAGTTATCGGAATAAGCTCTTTTTTTGATTCAGGTTCTATATTATTTGGAAGAGTGTCGTTCGTTTTCATCCTGTAAATGATTTTTGATTCTGATTCTGAGCCCGATTTTTCAATGGAAACATCACCGTGTGAATATTTTTGAGACATGCCAAAATCCTCAAAGAAATGTTTAAATAAAAAGAAAGCTGTTGCTCCAGTTTTTTCGCTATTAATGTCTAAATAAAACCCATCAAATACGTCTTTGTTTATCTCATATATGAGTTTTATAAGTTCTAAATTAACTATCTTTTCCAATAAGATTTTCTCATTTGAAATTTCATATTCAAACAAATAATTGTTCTTTTTAAGTCTAATCATTTTATGGTCTTTTTTGTCAATAAGTATTTTTGATTCAGTGTCTTCTGCATTGTTTGAATTCATTTATTGTTTATTGTTGTATTATATTTCATACATAATTTAATAAATGAATTCAAACTTGGTCTAGTAAATGGCTTTAATCATCGCTATATATTTCTCTTTTTGTTCTTCGTAACTGCAAATTGGTTTGGGGTATCCAACGTTTTTTTTATATTTTTCCCATTCAGTATTCCAGCTAAGTATATCCTTTGCTGGAACATCTTTCAACTCTGGAACCCATTTTTTAACATAATTGCAATCAGGATCAACTTGTTCATTTTGTCTCCATGGATTAAAAACTCTAAAATATGGTTGTGAATCTACACCGCTTGAAGCGCAGAACTGCCAATTACCATTGTTACTAGCTGGATCATAGTCTGTCAGTTTCTTTGCGAAATATTTCTCTCCTTCCTGCCAATCAATTAAAAGAGTCTTGGTTAAAAAAGAAGCCACAATAAGACGACATCGATTATGCATAAAACCCGTTGAGGCAAGTTCTCGCATTCCTGCATCCACAACAGGAAATCCAGTTTGCCCCTTAGTCCAGGCTTCAAACCATCTCTCATTCTTATGCCATTTAACCTTGGAATAACTCGGCTTCATAGGTTTTCCGAGAACATATGGATAAAAATAGAGAATATTCATGTAAAAATCTCTCCAGATAAGTTGTCTTATAAGTTCGCGATTACTTCTAAAGGCTTTATAGACTTCGCGAATGCTTAAACACCCGAATTTAATAAATGCGGATAGCTGCGTTGTAGGTTTATCCAAATCATTGCGCGTTTTATCATAATGTTTCTGGGTTTTTAATGCGGTTTTAAGATTCTTAATGGCTTCCACGCGACCACCGTGAACCAATATGTTTGGATTCTCTCTTGTGAATTTTGAAAAAGCCTGTGCGAGAGAAATGGTGTTTGACAGATGCGCCCCCGATTTTCTAAATTTAATTTTTCGCGCGTTTGTTGGAGATTGAACCTGTTTTTTAAGAGCCGCAGTATAATAGGGTGTAAACTTTTTATAAGCTTCATTAGAACCATTCATAACTGTTCCAGGTTCATGCAAATAATAGTCAACTGATGGTTCGCATGCGACGTCTGAGTGTTTGCACAATTCTTGTATTTGAGAATCGCGCTCAACTGCATAAGGCGTATAATCTATATTGAAACCAACACAGTCAATATTAAATGCTTTTATGCATTCAGAAATGACTTTATTATTTGAACCATAAAAAAAGTATAAATGCCCGCCGTTTTTGTTAATTTCACCCGACAACTCTTCTAAACTTTCAATCATAAACTGTACAGCATTATTTGACTTGAACTGATTGCCGCTTCCAACTTGTTCTGGAGTAAAAATAAAAATAGTGTAGACGTTTTTGCATTTAGAGTTTAACAGATTGAGACCATTATTGTCAACGATTCTATAATCTCTGCGAAAAATAAACAATCCATTTTCATACATTATGTGACCTACTATATACAGCTATTTATTTTCACGCCAAAATGCGAACTGCATTTTTAATATCAATTGCCACATTTCGCATATGAATTTTCTCGTCGTTAAAACAGTGATTGCACGACTGGCTTATGCTCAAATTCCACTCTGGAATTACGTTTTCATTGTAGAAGATTCCATTGAAAATTCTAGATGCTCGCTCTTGATGAAATTCCGAAGTTGTTATAACGATTTCCGGGGTGTCTTCAAATGATTCATTGATCCATTTTTTCAAATAGGCAAAGTTCTCTGCCGTATTTTTAGCCTTGTCGTCTAAGACAACTCGCCGATTTGGTATGGAAATTTGTTCGCTCATTTTCTCAGCCTCTGAAGAAACCGCATGATCCACGGCATTTTTAACACCACCTGTTACAAACCATACAACGTGGCTGTTTTCCAACGCAGAAACATAATTGACTGCGGCTGATACACGTTCTTGTTGAATCTCTTCATTTGCGCAACCAAGCACAACCATAATTGTTGTTTTGCTATACATATTTACACCAAAACAGCTAATAAGAATTAGGATGGATTGAAACCCCAGCATTTTTGAAGACAAGTTCTTGAATTAAAATATTCTAAAAAATTTCTGTCAATTTTTATTTCAACCTTCTCTCGTTTACGTTTCTATATGTCTAAACTCACAGTGTTCTTATCAGACTTTGGTCGCCTCTTGCTGCGCTTGGGCATGTTTCCGTCTGACTGCAAATCCTTCAAATCTGAAATGCTAATCGTGCTGCTATCATTCAAATTTAAAGCCGGGGCTTCTTGAATGTTGATAGTTTTTGTCTTCAACCCAGACAAAATATCGGAAATGTCGCTGGGCCCCTTCATCTCAGCGCGAGGCCCGGGGCCGCGTCTTCCACTGCGATCTCCGTCAGACGCACCGGAAAAGTTCTCCCTAATATTAATTCCATCATTTGCGTTCTGATTCGGGTTAAAACTACTACGACCCATGCTAGCACTTAAATCCGGCCTGTTGTTGAAGCTGTTATTATTTCCAGGGCGGCTTGGGGGCGCGTTCATTCCCTGGGTCGCCATTGGAGGTGGAGGAGGGCCATTCATAGAAACTTGAGGCTCAGGGTTCATCATATTATTCATGAAACCGGAAAATCCAGGGCTTTGTTGGCTCATGGAGTTAACCGCCGCGGTCTGGAATTGACGCATTAAATCGGGGTTTTGACGCAAAATATCGTCCATTCCTGGCATAGCAGACTTGAACATGGTGTTTGTCATGTGAACCATCATTGCACTTCCACCCAATTGGAACAACAACTTGAGTTCGGGTGCCATGGAAGCGCGGCTCTTATATTTGTCGTATAACTCCCCAAAAACGTCGTCATAGTCCGTCATGTTTTCATTTATCTGTTCGCTCCAACCGTCTAACTTAACGTCAAATGGATCAAAACGATTGTTCAAGAATTCAATTCCGTTAATGCATGCCATGAGCATATTGCCTTGAAACTTAACTGAATTCTGCTTCGTCTTTTCTTCCATAATCATTTCGTATTCGCCTTGCATTTCGGCTAAAGGAGACTCCATGCTGTATTTTTTTGTCAAGTTAACACCCTTTTGCTCAAGGCCCTCCAACTTTCTTAAATACTTGAACTTCTCGCGCAGTAATTCTTCCTTGCTCATTTGAGGTTGGCTTGACATGGGCTTGTCGGGGTTAATTGGCACGTTGTTGAACTTGGTGAATCCATCCCAGGTTTTATTTTCAGGGGAACCCTCTGCGGTGGCTTGACCAATGCTGGGAGATGAATCGCTGAACCTAACCCCGCTAGGCCTATCGTCGTCATAATTGAGAGACATGCTTTTGCTAAACATGTCGGATTTACCCTCAAACAAATTGTCCATTCCAGGGTCATCCACCAAATCATTTAATTCGTCTTCTAAATTATTTAAATCGTCAATGTGAATGTCGCTTGACGGGCGACCCCCTGCGGATTTTTTGTCATTCATTAAAAGCTCAATTCCTGAACCAAAATTTGATGATCTTCCCGAATCTCGTTCACCTAAATCTAATGAAGTAATATCAATAATTCCACCGGCCATTATGAATTAATAAGAACATATATTTTTAAGTAATACGAATTATACAATAATATTTGCAACTTTTGGGAAAAAAGGCTTCCCTTATCCAAAAAGTTTATAGAAAAAATGGCGGCTACAAATTGAGTAATATGGCAAGACACTAATTAGATCAATTTGCTAGAAATAAACCAGATTCCCTGCAAAAATGAATCCGCCAAATCGTCTTTTTTCGCGTGACTTTTAAAGAAATCTTCCCAAGAATTATAGTTGGAATTATTTAAAACCATGTCTAAGCATTTTTTGACTCCTAATTTTTTTCTATCTCCGTAACTGCTTTTTTCCTCTTGTTTTTCGGCTTTCAGTTTATTTGACGACGAAACAAAGTCTATTTGCGCGCTTCCGTTGCGCATAATAAAGTATTGCGCTATCATTCCTTGAATTGTTTTCATGCGATTTGCAATAGGGCTAATTTGATTCTCAATAACAACGTGAGTTAAAGTATTTATATGTTCGCTCAAAATGATGTCTAATTTAACTTTTATATTTCTTCCGATGGTTATTAAATCAACCTTTGACGCATTTGTCGCGTTAATGGGTTCAAAACACTTTTCAAAAACGTAATTATTTATAAGCGCGGCAAGATCATTCTTTTTAATGGGATCTTCGTATTTAATATTATATTTTTCGGCGAGTTCGTATAAGTTTTTGATTTTTTGTTTATTGATGTAACCCGGTTTTAAGTCAGACGTTGGAACTTGAAATGGTTGTTTCTTGCAATGTTTCAAGCAATAACATTTTCCATTCTTTGAAAATTTGGCTGGTTTATTGCAAAACACGGTTTTTTCAATCTCACAGCATTTCATTTCCAAATCTTGGCTTAAATTTACCACATCCCATTTTGCAATTTTATATTCATTATCTCCCTCGTGTTTTTCAAATAAACAAAAAGCCAAGTTTTTTATCCCAACGTCTATGCTTAAAATCTTCATATTCTATTTTACTGTGATAGAATATAAAAAAGTTATTGTTTAAGTTGTATTTTTATTGATTGGTGTTCAATGGGGCATTGATCACAGGAGCGATCATTCTAGCCTGCAATTGTTCCCTTGTTAAATAAGGTTGTTTTAAATTGCTGTTGCAATAACCAAACCCAGGAGTATTGCTATCAAAAGTAGACTTGAAAGTGTAAGGCACGTTTGTTGAAGGTGTCGCGTTTGTGTTAAAATGGGAAGGTAATCCCATCTCTTCGCAAGCTCCATAGCTATTCATCTTCATGATTTCAGTGGCATTGTTCGTTAAATATTGTCTATATTGCCAACTGGTAGTAATATTTTCTTGGTGTCTAATGCGGTCGTTAACAACGGCTTCAGGTTGCCAAGACGCGAAATTTCTCCCGTCGGCCATTATAGGTGGAAAATCAAAATGAATGTTGTTAGAACCGCTGTAACAAGTTGCCCAGGACATAGTATATTATGATCGGAGAAAATTATTCTTATTCAGAACCTAACAATTTTAAAATGGCGTTTTTAGTCGCCTTTGAATTTTCTTGGATTAACCCCTTGGCAACAGCAATATCCTTGAGTTTATTTAATGACATTTTTTTGTAATCAACGTTAGAGTTTTTCTCAGATGATTCCAATTCTTCTAAATTAGAAATGTCAATTGACTTTATAAATTCAAAATCTGGCTTGGATGATTGAGACGCTGCGCCGTTCTTATCGGCAGATGACTCGGTCCCGCTTTCCGAGCCGATGTCATCAATGTCATCGTCAATTTCATCGTCTAATTCAGCGAGTTCTTCCGAGTTGTTATCCATTTCTTCAGGCTCATCCTGCGTGGGCAATAACTCGCCAAAGTTTATTACTTTAACAGCGGGTGGTTCCAATTCCTCAAACTCTATTTGCTCTTGTTCGGAATCAGATTCTTCTTCTTCTTCGGAATCAGACTCTTCTTCCGATTCTTCATCATCGCTATCAGATGAAGTTGCATCATCGTCTTCATCTTCGCCGTCAGAAACGGGGATTAAATTTTCTTCATAGCTAAATTGCTTCTCTAAACCAGATTCTGGTTGTGAATTTTGTTGCGCGGCACCGCCTTGATATGAAATCATTTGCAATCTGCCTCTAATAAAATTCATTTCTTCGGCCATTGTTGTAACTAATCCAAGCATTGACGCCATTTTATGATTCTGTTCTTGAAGACGTTGCATGAAAAAATATCCAACAAGACCAACAAGTAGTAAAGTTACTCCTAAAGATACAAGAAAAGGAACAGTTAATATATCGGTTAAAGCCATTCTTAACAAAAGTTTACATATTTAAATTTATGGATGAACGAATATACAGAATTTGGGGTTTAAGCCGCGTTTATTGTATTATCTATTATCTCTTTTGGGTAATTCATATCGTGTAATACTTTGACTCCTCCGCGAACCTTAGAAATGCCCTTTTCCAATAAATAAGTATAACTAAAATCGTTTTCCGTTTTAACTGTCTTCATGCAGCAATTTTCTATAGAAGGGTTCTCATCTAATTTATTGCATAATTCAATAAAATGCGTTGTTAAAATGCAGCTTACATTTTTATGTTTTATTAAATATTTCATAAATGCATGCGCGCTTAAAACCGCTTCATCTGGGTTGGTTCCAGAGTATAATTCGTCAAACACGCAAAAATGGGTTTCTTTTGAGCCATTGTTTTGAATAACATCAATAATCTCTTTGCAGCGGCGCGCTTCAGCTTGAAATAAACTATCTCTTCCGGAAGTGTCCGGTATATTCAAATAACAATGAATGTGGTTATATGGGTTTATAATAGCGCTTTCGTAAAACCCGCAGCCAAATTGCTGTGTAATAATTACGTTTATTAATGCCGTTTTAAGAGCGGTTGTCTTTCCTGAAGCATTGGGGCCGGTTATGATAATATTTTTGCCGAATTTGAATGAATTTTTAATGGGGTTGTTATAAATGAGAGCTGGATAATAAGCCTTTTTAAATGACGTCGCTGTTTTCTTATTTTTGCCAAATTTTGCTAAATGAATGTGTCCCTTTTTAATATTTTCTGAGAGACCCTGGATATTTTCCATATAACCGTTGAATCCAAAAGAATATAAAAAGGCGTCATTGTATTCTAAATTACTATAAATGTTGTAAAAGCATTTTAGAACATGACCTAGCTCCCCAATTTTGTTATAAGACAACTTATATGGGCTTATTCTCTCTAGCTCCACTTTTAAGGTTGAGAGAAGTGCCATTTTTTCTTTCAAAACAGCGTTGAATTTCTCGTATGATTGAAGTTTTTCGGCACTCAATAAAAATGTTTGCGATAACTGTTCTGTTTCTTCTATGTACAGTTTAATTTCATTTAAATGGGAATGAATTTTTGTCATGTTATCATTAAACCTCCAACAGGTTAAAACGTTTTGATAAATTGAGAATAAATAAAAGGCTGCAGAGAGAAGGATGTAGATTTTTTCGTCCAATTTTACAGTGTGGAATTTTGTGAATAGCTTTCCAATGGCATGATTTGCCGCTATTGTTTTAAGAATTTCAACATATTCATTCACAGTTACACTAAGGCCTTTCATTTGAATAACAAAAAAGGGAATAATAAGAATTATAAATGGAACACAAAGTGAAATAACTGGCGCGGCCAGATTATATACGCTCATCATCTGCAAAAAATAATCGGATTTATTAAGATGCTCCCACATAGGCCAGTCAATATAGTGGTAA